TGTTAAGCTGTGCGCGGGCGGGGCTTGGTCGTATGCGGCTGGTGCGGGTTCGCGGTCTCGGCTTGCGTATTCTTGGCGGTGGGCTGCGTATTCGTATCTCGGCGGTCGCGCTTGCGCGGAGCCCGCCTAGTCGGAAGTCGAAAGTTATGGTAACAACATCTGTTACAGGTTGGGCGAGTTAAGCTGTACGCAGGCGGAAATTGGACGAATGCAGCTAATGCGGGTTCGCAGTATCGGAATGCGAATTATTGGCAGTGGAATACGAATTCGAATATCAGCAGTCGCACTTGCACAGATCCAGGAAAAGCGCGGAGAGCAACTCCTGGCTGGACTCGCTAACCTTGTCTTAGAACAGGCAAAACACACAACGGAGGAGATTGGCAGCTAGTACCTGGCGGGAACGTTGCCTATCTCAAAAACAACATGAAGCGGCACGGAGACTTATTTGGAAGAATAACTGATGTGGATAACATCTATCTTGCCTATAAGAAGGCCCGAAAGGGGAAGAGCTGGCAGAATACTATCAGTCGCTTCGATGATGATCTGGATGAGAACATTTTCAACATCAGAGACTCTCTGATTGAGAAGACCTTCACCACATCGCCATACACCGAGAAGATGATCTACGAACCAAAAAAGAGGATCATCTATAAGCTGCCTTTCAATCCGGACAGGGTGGTGCAGCACGCTCTGATGAACATACTTGAACCCATTTGGAGCGGCCTGTTCATCCATGACTCGTATGCCTGCAGGACAGGAAAGGGTATTCATGCCGCAAGTCGAAGGACTATGGACTTCATCAGAGCGGCCGGCCCAGGAGCTTATTGCCTGAAGATGGATATCCGGAAGTTCTATCCATCGATAGACCATGACATCCTCTTTGGAATTGTCCAGAGAAAAATCAAGTGCCCAGACACTTTGTGGCTGCTGGAGGACATCATCTACAGCATCCCGGGAGGCAAGAACGTGCCGATTGGGAACTACACAAGCCAATGGCTCGGCAACCTCTATATGAACGAGCTAGACCAGTTCCTGAAGCATGAAATGAGAATCAGGCACTACATCCGCTATTGCGACGACTTCGTCCTGCTCCACCAAGATAAGAGGCTCCTTCACCAGATGGCAGAAGAGATAGAGCGTTTCCTGGCAGAAAGGCTCGCTCTGACCCTGAGCAAGAATGACATATTTCCAGTCCGCCAGGGCATAGATTTCTTGGGATACCGGCACTTTCCGGACCACATACTGGTGAGGAAGTCCACTGCTAAGAGGATCAAGCGCCGGATGAGATCTCTTCCCGGCCAGCTCGCCCGAGGCGAAATCACCGCTGATCAGTATAGGTCATCAATGGCATCTACCGAAGGCTGGCTCATGTGGGCGAATAGCTTCAACTTCAAGCAATCTCTGGGGCTTGCCAATGCCTGAACGGTTCGGAGACTTCGCCGAAGAAGAAACGTTTGAAGGAGAGAAGCTCCGGCTCGATGAGGTCCTGAACAAAGAAATCCTGGTTACTGGATACAAGATCAAAGACAGTCACCAGAAGAAAGGCACTCAATATCTCACGATTCACTTCGAGCTTGAAGGCAAGCAGCACATCACTTTTACGGGCTCGATCGTGCTGATGAACCAGCTGAAGAAATATGAATCACATTTGCCATTTCTATCAATTATAAAGAAAATAAATAGACACTACACATTTTCATGAGGAGGACACATGAGAGGATACCCTAAAGGCCCGCTGACCAAGCGGGATTACGAGAATCTGTTGGCAATGCCGGAGCACGCCGAGAAAGCTAAGGCCGATCTGTCTAGGCTGGCGGCAGTCGATGATTCGAAGATCACCATTGACGAAGGCACGCCCGAGGCACCGATGCTGAAAGAGATAGACAACCCTATGCAGGCCTGGAAGAGGGCGGGATTCGAGGACAAAGCCGCGCTTACCGGGCTGGTTGCAGCCGAATTCGAGCCGATTGAAATAGCGCCTATTGAGATGGGGTGAGCTTCACATGGTCGACGTCTCTTTCCTCAAATCTTATATAGCCACCGATGCCGAGCTTGAAAGCCTGATCGGCGTCGACAAGAGAGCCTCGGCCATCGAGCTGAAAAACGCTTCTGCCACTGACCAAGAATGGTACTGCCAGCAGGCCACGGAGCACATCGACCAGCTCCCTCTCAGGGGCCGTAGATATGAAGAGCCGTACATCGAGAACGGCATACAGAAAGACTCCAACAGTGACGGCCTAGCCCAGGTCCTGGAGTTTCCCAGGATCATCGATGGCGAAATCTGCGACTATGACCATGGCACCCAGCTACCCACAGTACCCGTGATCGTGAAACGGGCCTGCATGGAGGAAGCCATAGCCATATGCGCGGCAGGCACCGATGGCGGCCTGAAGACACTACAGGAGAACGGAGTTACCAGCATGTCTATTGGTGGAAAACTCTCCTACACATTCACGGCCGGGGTCGGGTCGGCTTCTCTCCTGAGCGCCACATCACGGCGATTGTTGCGGCGATACTTGGGGTCCGAACTGAAATGAGCCTCTTACCTCCTGGCCTGGGCGAGACGGTGACCCTGAAGCACAAGACCGGCGCAAATGAATACAACGAGCCGACTTACTCAGATTCTTCAATCACTGTCATCTGGTTTGATCAGAAGCGAACCATCCACCATGAAGGCCGAGAAGATGTGATCTGTGATGCTTTTTGCCTGACGGAGGATGCCACAGTAGCCGAAGGAGACGCACTCACCCGAAGTAGCTTTACCTGGCCGGTTCTCGACGTGGCCACAACGAACGGCTATCTGGGAATGTCCTTACGAGTCGTGAATATGTCCAAAAATCAGGCATAATAGAGGTGAATGGCGATCCCAACTATTGTGTGGCATGGCGAACGACTGATAGCAGCGGCCAAACAAGCAGCCAAAGAGGTGGCAATTATGACCGCAGAGACAGTCAAAGGAGAAGCTGTCAATAGAGCACCTTTAGAAGAGGGAACGCTCCGCAATTCTGCCACGGTCACCGTGCTGGAGAGGGGAGCCGAAATCAGTTTCAACACACCGTATGCGCTGGTCATGCACGAGAGCCAGAATTATACTCCCAGCCACGCGGGGACGGGCCCCAACTATCTTAGAGGCCCGCTCCTGGAAGCCGAGGACCAATACCACCAGGATATAGCAGCGGCTCTGAAAGCGATCTGGGATTAGATACGGAAAATCATTTATCAGAAAAAATAATAGTTTTCCCGGTCTTGGGCTTCAGCTCCCTTCTACGGGAAAACCCACCTTTTAATAATAGTTTAGAAAAATTCAGGAGGTATTTTATGAGAAAACTAATAGCGGTTTTGATTATCGTCGCCCTGACCATGGTAGGCATGGCCGGCGCGGCCAACTACATGTATGAGAAATCGACCACCAAAGGGGTGGGCTACCTGGAGAATGAAAAGATAGCGTCCACACAGGTGGGTTTTGCCGGCCAGAAGCTGGTTGAGCATGTGGCAGGCTCTGGCAACGTGGTGCTGCTGAGGACGGAGCTGGAGGTCGAGAGGCAGCTGGATGCGGGTGGAATGGCAATGAACTGCTCGTTCCCCAATACTTGCGCCATGGACTACATCAACTATACCAAGGATGCTGAGTTCGAGTACATGCCAGTCTCTTACCAGACCGGCCAGTACGATGCCAAATGGGTTGACAAGCTCTGCGTGCAGAACTACAAGATCGGTGCGGTCCTTACTGAGATGTATGCCCACGCGGAGCACCTGCAGAGGACCACTGAGATCAAGACCCGGGGATATCAGGATTCTTGTGTCGTGAACTGCTGTACGGGCGTGCTGGAAGCCAACATTAACAGCAACGTCATCGGTGTAGCTCATATTGGCTGGCTTTCCAGGGATCCAGTGCCTAACAGCCTGCTCAAGGGTCGCCATGCTGAGTACGGCAGATCTGTAGATGACCTGACCGGTGTATTTGCGGTCGAGAAGTTCGTCCAGCTCTGGGGTAACTCAACATGCGGGGCTATCAGCGTTGACTGGTTGCCATGTTTATAGATCATTTGAAATCTTTTTCGGCGCTCGTTGCCGCTTGCATCCTCGTTTTTCCGGCGGCGGCATTCCTCGATCCCGCCCAGGTCCAGACAAAGACGATCAATATCCCGAACGGCATGGAGGAGTCCATGATCACAATCAAGGATTCCGGGGGGCCCCCCTTACCCGACAGCATCCGGCTGGGGGAGGAAGCGTATAGAACGCCTCCGGAGACCGTCCTGCCCTCGGGCTGGCTGGCGTACGTGAGCCAAAGCGCCATAGGCAGCTGGATAGGCAGCTATGCGCCGATGGCATTCCAGACAATAGATAGGTGATTTTGTGCCTGAAGATGAAGAAATTGAAACTGAAACTGCTGAAGAGGACTACCTGTCGATAGACGGCATATGCTTCTTCGGCGGCCCGGAGTCTAAGTTGCCCTCGGATATCCACATAGTGGCCGGTATAGGTGTACTGGACTTCGTGAAAGATCTGATAATCAAGAACCCGGACGGTCCGGGGATAAAAACTGTGGGCTGGCAGCCTTCAGACCCCGTGCCCGAGAAGATAATCGGGGCTACTGTGGACATGGAAATCCTGGAGGTCATCCAGAAAGCCAACGATGGCCGGGGGGTGCTTCTGAAAGCGCCTAACATCAATACTTGGATGACTCTGGATGAGTGGAACGACATTTTTGCGACTGACGGCCTGGGGCAGGCTATCAAGATGAGGCTCTATTGGCAGCAGGGCGGCGGAGGAGTAGGAACGCCCGGCCAAAGGATAACAGGATACAGGCAACGCGGTCAGTCGCGAAAGTCTACAAAGGAATTCAAAAAGCTTGGAAAGGTGATATAAATGACAAAAGGCGTAGCTGATAGCAAGACAATTAAGGCGGCCCTAGTGGTCGTATTGCTGGGCATCATAACAATTCTTGAGGGCGGCGAATTCGTGCCGTCGTCGGAGTTCATAGGCGCGGTAATGGTCATACTTGGTGCACTGTTCGCCGTATTGAGGCAGTACACTGACGAGGCCCTGAGCGGTTGGAAGTAGGCG